CACCGGGGCGGAAGCATCAGGCACCTGAGATGCAGTCGTGCCATTCGTGGTGAACATGGGGCCGCCGGTCGTCACATAGACGACGGTGCCATTCTCGGTGAACCGGGCCGGATTGTGGTTGTCGAGAGTCGCTCCGGTGATCGCAGAAACAACCCCAGCGGTGGTCACCTTGTACAGTTTTCCGTTGCCCACCGCGATATAGAACCCGAGGAACTCGGACCAGAAAATGCCCTGCACGGGCGTCTCAATGGCCGATGTGGAGAACGGCGTGAAGCCGGGACGCTTGTATTTCGCCCCGGACTCGTCTTCGTAGCCGTCGTAGAACCGGGCCGCCACCTTCCCGTCGATGACGGCCTCATCGAAGGAGGGAAACGAGCCGGGAGCAAACTCAAGAGGGACTTTCGGCATGGTGGCCTCCCTTACTTGATGAGGACGAGAGAATAGATCGAACCTGTTACCGTCACGTTATTACCATCTTGCGTTACAGTGACAATCTGGTCGTAATTTCGATCTGCGTTCTCGCCGCCACGGTTCCACCAGCGCACATAGCCGAGGTTGATGGCATGAGGTAGGTAAACCAACAGAGGGCCGCCCACAAATCCGCCTACGGCATCCAGCAACATGAAACTATAGTTCTCTGAATTGTCGAAGGTGACTGAGGACTGGGCCGTCGTGGCACTGTCGTAGACCACCGATTTGGTGACCGACGCCCCGCCTGCCCCATTGACCCACGCGCCACTTGAGTAAACCAGCATCTGGCCGTCAGAAGGGGTTGTGATCGTCACATCGGACAGATCGTCGATTGCATGGGCATGGCTCGCGAGCGAGTATCCAGCACCCTCTACGCCGTCGAGCTTGTCGGCATCGAGGCCCGAGCCTGCTCCGTCCACCGTCTTGATTGCGGTCAAGATCGTAGAGGCATCTGCCGACTGAAGGGCAGTGTCGGCCTTCGCGCCCTGCGCGGCGGTCGCAAATGCCGTCGCATCGTTGCCGTCGAGCTTGTCGGCATCGAGGCCCGAGCCAGCACCGTCCACGGTGAGGAGCTTGGAAAGCACGTCGGCCGCATTGTAGGAAGTCGCGGTGAGGAAGGTGGTCTTGTGCTCCCCGTCGAGCAGATCGGCGTCAAGGCCCGAGGTCGCTCCATCCACGGTCTTGAGAAGCGTGAGAAGGTTGGCGGCCGTCAGTACGCCGGGGGCATCACCGGCGTTCACCGTCGAGAAGGTTTCGACCGATGCGCCTGTCGAGGTGGTCACGACGAGATCGTACAGGCCGGTGCCGTAGACCTTCGCACATCCGCGAGAATCAAGGATGATGGGTTGGGCTGACTCGGTGGCGGCCAGATCGTCTTCGTAGACGGGCTTCTTCGTGGTCGTGCCCGCCGCGTAATGGTATACCTTGCCGCCAGCGAGAGGCGCACCGTCCATGTCACGGAGTCCTGCGGCGAGAAGCTGGATAAGATTCTGGGTTGCCATGTCACATCTCCTTCGCTATCAGCGTGGCGAGGTCTGCCACCCGGTTCAGCCAGCCCTTCAGGAACTTACTCGACTTGGGGGTTTTCCGGATGACCCTGAAATAATACAGCACTCGGCGGGAAAGCAGTGCGAGGGGGTCGTTCAGCATCTCCTTGTTCCAGACCTTCGCGCTCGTCACGCCGCAATTCACAGCAGTGTCGAACACGCAAATCGCCACCGGGAACGGCAGGGCATCGCATCCGGCCGGTTCCCAATAATCCCGCCGATAGATCTCAGCAGCCCGTTCCTTCGTCATCGCCCCAATGTTCTCCCGAGGGTAGGCCCTGCGGGAGATACCAAAGTTCGTCTCGCCTCCAGGATCGTCAGGATCATTCGTGTAGCCACCCTCCCACTTCAGGACGAAGGCGAGGGCGCGTTCGAAGTCAGTCATCGTTCTTCTTCTTCTCCTGCATCAGTTCCTTCAGGTCGTCCTTGTGCTGTTGGCAATGGCTCAGAATCAGCTGGCTCAACTTGGCCTTGATCCTCACCTGTTCCTGTTTGAGAGAGGTCAGTTCCGTCTCCACTTTCTCCATCCGGTCGAAGAACGCTTTCAGCCGCAAGTAGGCGGCAACGTAGATGATAGCCACGCTCAAGCCGATCAGAACGCTCGGAAAGTTCGCGGAGAGCCAGCTGATTACTGTCGCTTCGGTGATGACCATATTCTATCCTGACCAGTAGAATAACTCCAGCTATCAAAAGCATGACGTCCATAATGCGCCTCGCCTTGCCTCGTTATTTCTTCTTCTTGCCGGTCTTCTTGCCACCTTTGCAGGCCATGGTCATTCCTCCTTCTTCAGATATTCGACCATGCGTTCTTCGTGACGCTTAGAGATTTCTTCGGCCAGTTTCTTCGTCATGCCCGTGACCTTGAAAGCGTCCATCAGCGGGGGCTGAAGTTTCATGGCGGCCACGGCTTCCTTCACCATCGGGCGCAGTTCTTCGGTGGATGGGGCGATGGAAGACTGGACGGGGATGATGTTGGCGATTTTGGAGGAACTCACATACAGCTTGACTCCACCCTCGGCCGCCTTCACGGCTTCGCCTTCCTTGATCGCGTTCACGACCGGGCGCAGGCCCTCGGGCATGCTGTCGAGCACGGCACCCTGCCAATCAACGGTCTTGAACCATGCGACGAACTCTTCCAACAGGGCCTTTGCGTTCGAAGTGTTGGAGCTGAGGAGGGCGCGGAACACCTTGTTCCAGAACGTCGGGGAGTAGATATATCCCTCGGCAAAAGCGGCCGAACGCAGGATGATGTTGTGGAGGGCTTCATTGAAGTCCTTCTCAAACCAGTCCGGCACGTCAGCACCGGTCTTTTCCTCGATGCTGTCAATGATCCGGGGAATCTTCTGGTCGGCCGAGTCACGAAGGGCTGGAATGAGAACCTTGAGCTTGTTCGCAAGACCGCGAGCCAGCAGGGTCGCCACTGTGCCGCCGAACAGACCAACAAGGAAGGTGTTCATATACTACTCCTTATACGGAGAACACGGTCAGCGAATCGCGTGTAGACGAGCTTTTCCGCTTTGCCGCATCCTTGAGTTTCTCGAACTTCTGTTCGAGGTAGACGGCTCGCTCAGTTCGATTGTACTCATCAGCCAGACGCGCCGCCAGTCCATATACTACCACATCGCACCAGATTTCGTCCTGAAGGAGTTCATCGGTACCGTAGTTCAGGTTGTAGGTTTTCGCCATGACCCGATAATAGAGGGTGTAAGCCTGTGCGGGCTTCGGATAGATCGACAGGTTCACCTGAGCGATGTTCGTCGCAGGGTCACGCCAGAACTTCGCCAGAGCGACGGCCGGGAGAGCGTCCGAGGTGCTCTTGAACTGGAGCGTCGAATCGTACCAGTGGGCATCCACAAGGCGAAGCGGGATGTCTTGATTCGTGGAGTCGCGCAGGAACACATCGTAGATGTCGAGTATGTCGGCCGAGTTCGTCAGCACGACTTCCTGCTCGTCGGCGGCAATCGCCTGCGTGCGCTGGACGAACAGCCACCGGAACTCGGTGTCGGTCTGCATGTGCTTCATGAACCGCTCCAAAGCCTCGGCACCAACGCTGATCTGGTCATTCGTCGGAAGCTCTCCCTCAGCAAGCACCTGACACTTCCGCAGGGCCGCCGCGATGATCTGATCGCGGGAGCAGGCGTGCGTGTTCTGCTGGATGCGCGTGAAGACCGCCGCGATGGTCGTGTGAGTCGCAACATTCATCGAATCCCCCGAGGTGATCGCGGCACCGTTGGCCGTCAGAGAGGCGATCTGATATCCGTCAGTCGGAGTCGCGGTAATGGTCTGCGTCCCCGGTTCGTATGCCCCGGCCGCAGGCGTGATGGTACCTGAACCGATGATCCACTGAGAAAGTGCGACCATATACTCGTCCTCCAAAGCGAAATTAGTTTCGATACCTACCGATGAGGAGCCATCTTTGTGGTTGGAGATGAAAAACTTGATGGGATAGAACTCGCCGGGAGTCAGTCCGAGCCCATCAAGAGATACCGTGGGCCACGTCCCATAATCCCCGCCCCAGATGTAGGGCAGGCGTTTGCCGTTCACATAGACGTATGAGAACTGCCATCCGAAATGACTGATCTTTATGTACTGACCAGGTTTGTACTGGAACCCATGACTCTTGGATTCAAAGGAATACAGGGCATACGGATATGTGGGCACAAGAGAATGCGCGCGGGTATAGATGCCACCGGTATTTGTAAGAATCCACTCGACATCCTCGACAACTTCGCTGGCAATCGTATCTACATACCATTTTGCGAACTCGGTTGCTCCTGTGGAAATTATCGTTCTACCGCCAGCAGTTCCCGCAGGTACCAGTTGAGGCTTGCCGTTGGCATCCAAGTAATCGTTGAGAACCCATGTAGGAACCCCGCCCATGAACACGTTGCCCCAGTCGGGGCTGGGACCGCCGAAGTTGCCGTCCAGACCCCATGCCCCGAAGGCTCGCATGGTGCCGACAATCTTGGTATCAGCCATTTACATCCCTCCCAGCCAAGAACGGGCGAGCCCGAAAGCCCGCCCTGTTCTGGGGTTACCAACCACTGATCGTCATGGTGGCGTTGCCGGACCCGTTCGACAGTGCTCCGAAGTTGATCGTGCGCTGTTCGAGGTCGAGATGATCCCACACCAGCGCATCTCCAGAAGCGACCTTCCTGCCAACGAGAACCTCGCCACTGGCGATGTTATCGGGGTGGTTGATGACAATATCATTCCCGTAAGCGCGGAGTTCGAAGCCCCGGCAGTCCTTCGGAAGGACTATATACTGGCAGTCAGGATGGTTCGCCAGCCATGTCGTATCGGAGGCCGGAGCCACACGATAAATGTAGGTGATGGCGTCGGGGCGTACTGTATAGACCGCAGTATCAAAATGCACGAACCCCGCGTTCTGCTCCTCGTCGGAGATCGCGAAGGCGGGGATCGAGGAACTTAGGGCGCACAGGATCATGAGCCCGGTAAAGGCCCAAAACAGGCGTTTCATAAGGTTCTCCTTTCAGCCCTTCAAGCAAACCGCCCCGAGGTCGAGGTCACTTCGGGGCGGCTCACCTGTTCGGGTTTACCGCTGAATGTGGGCGATGATCCGCGCCACCGCAGTCGTGGTGCCCGTCGCGTTGTTGCAGACGTAGATTTCAGGCTGGGTTGTCCCGGGGTAAATCGGGATGGTCACGAAGCCCTTGTCAGCCAGCGTCGGGAACGCGCCAGAGGCCGACGTGAGAACCGTGGACGGGCCGTAGTTGAGTGCGCCAGAGGCCACAATCGTGACGGCCACGGTGCCAGCCGGGACGGTGCCGATCCGCTGGGCGGCATTGGTGAGAGCGATCGTCGGGGTGCCGAGGGCCTGATAGCCGGTGATGCCATTGTCCTGCATGGCGGCGGGGCGGCCCTTGACGATGGTGCTGATGCTCTGGGCATCAAGCTGGGAGCCGAAATAGCAGGCGAGAACCGTGAGTACCAGAAGCAGAGGAATGCGATTCTTCATCGGGATTCTCCTTTGTACTGAGAAGGCTCAGGGTCTTTCGACCCTGAGCCCGAGTCATCTTCAGGCCGGAACGTAGCAAGCAACAGCCTGCGCGAGCCGGTGGTTGGAAGCGGTGGTGTCGTCCTCGTCGAGGCGAAGGGCAGCCACGCCATAGATCATGTCGGACACAACGAAGGTCGATAGGTACTCGATCTTGTACTGGCTCTGGGTGCGAACGTCCATCTGGATCGCGGAGCAGACGGAATCCTTGTGAGCGAGGACGGCGACCTTGTACTTCGTGGTGCCATCGGCGGCGAGAGCGTCGGGCAGGTTGGTGGAAATCTTGACGGGGATGCCGTAGATTTCACCGAACGAACCGGTCTGAATCTCCTTGGTGCGACCGATGTTCTGGAACAGGGTGAACTTGTCGATGCCGAGGAGAGCGTTCTTCTGCGAGGGCGGGATGAACAGAGCGACTTCGTTCATCGGAGTCAGGTTGTCTTCGAGGGTCTGGATCATGCGGCGAAGACCCTGATCGGTGATGTCGGCACCGTTTCCGGCGTTGGCGTTGGCAGTCGAGGACCACTGGGTTTTGCCGTCCGAACCGATGACCTTGTATGCGGCAGCGAGAGTGGCCGGGAACAGGGCGAAGATGTCGGTATCGAGGACTTCGGCGAGGGCGTATCCGGCCTTCTTCGTGTACTCGCCACGGATGTCATAGCGGGACTGCGCCATGAGCAGATCATTGTATCCCTTGGAGACTTCCTTCCACTTGTTCAGGGTGATGGTCTTCAGACCTTCGGCGGCGACCTGCGGGGCGATAGGAGCACCGACCTGCGACATATCGTTCGCCTTGAGGTTGGAGATCAGGGGGATGATGATGGTATCACCCTTCTTGCCCTTGTGGTTGATGCGCTTGAAGAAGCTGGCCGCCACGAGGTTCTTCTCGCGGGAGATGAGAATCTCATCGCTCCACAGCTTGGGGATGAAGGTGTTGGCCGCCGCCTGCGAGTTACCCGCAGAGCCTGCGCCGCCGCCGGAGATGTTGGTGATCGTGTTCCATGTCGTCGTGGCCATGATGACATATTCCTTTCAGATTATTTGATGCGACCCTCGCGGTAGGCCGCGAGAATCTCGGGTTGCCGACGTGCGTACTCCTCGGGCCGATACAGCATCATCTCAGCAAGCTCGGCCTGCTTGAAGACGACCGGTTTCGACGAGCCGGGAGCCGCAGACGCGGCCGGGATGCCCGCCGCCGGTCCAACCGGTATGCGCCGATCAGGGGCGGGTGCGCCGGGGGCCTGCGCGGGAGCCGGAGCCCCTGCGGCCGGAGTTCCCGTCGCGGTTTCGTACGACTTCATGATGAAATTGAAGACATTTATATCCTGATCGGCGGCAGCGGCGACCTGCTGCGGGACATTTGAAACGAGCCACTCCTTGAACTCAGGCGACTGGATGACCGCCTGTTTCGACGCGAACGCCTGTTGGACCTCATTCATCCGGGCTGCCCCGGTGAGTTCCTCGAGAAGTTCTTTCTTGGCGCGGGCAATCACCTTCTTCTCGCGCTCAATCGGGTTCGTGAGGAACTCGCTGAGTGCGGAAGTCGGATCGTCAGGGTTCTCGGCAGGTTTGCCATCCTGCTTGGCGGCTGCTTCCATCTCGGGTTTCAGCACACGTTCCATGAAGAGTTTCCGATACTGGCTCACTTCATTGTCGTGCTCACCCTTGAGGCGTTCAAGGTTCTGATACGCCTTATACAGTTCGACTTTGGATTTCCCCTTGAAGCGGGGGTCGTCTACTTCGTCACTCTCGGGTGCGGAAGCCGTGGGTTCGGTTGTCGCCGCAGGGGCGGCCGGTGCTTCCGGTGCGGGAGCAGGTGCCAGTTCCTGTGCGGTTGTCGTCTCGGGGACGGCCGAAGGAATGGTACCAGCAGGGCCGGGCTCATAGACCGGATTGCCCTCAGAGACTACTTCCGCGACATCAGCGATGATCGCGTTTTCCTGAAGGTTCGCCAGATCGAGCTTCGGTTCCTCGGGAGTGCCGAAACGAATGGTGGATGCGCGGTTATCCGAATCTTTCGGGCCGCTTTTCTTGGGGAACGCCATGGTCTCAAACTCCTATGTTATTCGGGGCTCGCGCTGGAGTTGTCCCGATCTTTCACGAACATCTCGGCATCGTCGAAGTCCTTGAGAATCATGCGGAAAGCTGCCAGTGCGCCTTGGAACCGGCATACTTGCTGGTGGCTGTCCTCCATTTCAAGGTTCATCTGGTTTCGAACGATTACGTCATTCAGATACTCGACAAGGCCCGTGAAATACTGGCTCTGTCGAAGGCTAAGAAGGGCTTGTGCTTGTTCCTTGTTCATGCGTTTGGCGTGCCTCCCGGTGCGCTCATGGGAAGAATCTCACTCGGCTGAGTACCCCCCGACTGAGTGAGCGGGGCAGGAGTCGATGCCGCACCAACAGCGGGAGCCTCTGCGCCCATGATTCCAGCAATCGCAGGCGGGAGGGCCTGAGCAGCAGCCTGTTCCTGCGCCTGTTGCGGATTGGCAATAACCACATCGGCATCATCGAATCCAAGTCCTTTCCAGACCTGCTTCAGCAGATACGCCCGGTTGGTGATCGGGCCGTCCATGGGATTTGCCGTCATCTGAAGGAAGTTCATTGTCTTGCCCACCTTGTCGCGCATCGCCATCGTGGCGAGGCCCAAGGGGGTGAAGTCGTAGTCGCCCATCAGATCGGGACTCTCGATCTGGAGCATCTTGGGGAGTCCGTTCTGGTCGATGATGTGGATGATTTCCTGCTTGTTCGGGAACTCCTGAATGATGCGAGCGTACCAACACAGGGTGGGCTTGAGCACGTTCGTCTCGAAGCTCTCAGCAATCGTGCGGATGATGCTCATCGACTGACCAAGGAGCGAAGAGATTTCGGTGGCAGTCTGCTCGCCGCGCATCTGCTTGCCGCCGATCAGCTCGGAGATGCCGTGCGCCGAGCGGATATACCGCTCGTAGTCGGCGGCTTCCTGATAGGAGCCGGAGGTGACATCGGGGATCACGAAGGGCACGAGCACGTCTTTCGGGTTCGTCTCGCACAGGATGACCTTGCCGGGATACAGACCCAAATCCTGACCCGAGGTGAGCTTGCGGCGGTCGGCACCGAACACCTGATTGATCGCGAGGGCCTTGTTGTCGATGCGAGAACGCACGGTGGCGTTCAAAGCCTTTTGGGGGCCGCTCGCCATCTCGCAGATACCCATGCCGTAGAACTCACCGGCCACCTGCTCGAACCGGTCCATCACGATAGGCCGCTCAGTGATGCCGAACGGGGGTTCGAGGCTGGAAGGGTTGAGCACCTTGCCACCGGAGACGATGACCATGAGTTCGCGGCCCTCGTAGGGAGAGGGTTCTTCGCTCTCGCCGCCACCGGGCACATTGAGCATCCCAGCCTCTTTGAGCACCTCGGGCGGAATCCACCCAAAATACTCGAGAATCTCGATGGGATCGGTCTCTTCGGCGGAAGAAGATGTGATGCCCGAATACTGAAGCCGTGTGCGGAGCGTGTCGGTTGAGTCGTTCGGACTCCCCGTGGCATCTTCTTCAGGCATAATTTCGATGACCCCCCGGTCGCGCATCTGCGCCACGCTGGCATTGGTATGCCGCGAGCGGATGATGACTCCCTCGGCCTCACCGGGCTGGACGCCGGTTGCTTGAGGTGGGGCAAACAGGTTGTAGATCGAGACGGGCTCAAAATATGGGCGAATATAGTCAGTTTCCTGACGTTCGCGAGTCGTTTCCTCGACCTGTTCTTCCTGCATGGTGAACGGGTTAAGCTGGGGCCGCATGGTGGTCGAGGTGACGACACGCTGTTTCGTCTCAGTGAACGAACGGATGCGGCCGAAGGCGGTTCCGTAGATGCCTTCCTCGGTCACGAACAGCTTCGCCTTGGCCTTGAACTTCTCGCGGTCCATGATCCAACGCATGTACTGTCGCAGGTGGCCGGGACGTTCATTGTCGAAGTGGTTGGGCTGGAGGTCGAAGAAGGGATCGGTCGCAAAGATCGTCTGCATCATGGAACTGACGAAGTTCGTGACGGCTTCCTTCGTGGCAGGCATCTTCAATGTCGAACGCTCGGAGTTCTTCGTCTTGTCCTGCGCGTCGGGGATACAACGCCACATCCGGTACCATTCCAGCCACTTGGATTCAAGACTGGAGCGAGCATCGCGCCAGACCTTGTACTTGCTCTGGACGTAATCCGCAATCGCATCAATGCGGGGTTCGGGGGTGGTCGAGGCGGGTCCTTCGGGACCAACGAGGTCTTCCAGCGAAGGGTTGCCGAGCGTGAAATCCACGGTCGGATCGAGAACCACGGGCTCGTTGTCGGCCCGTGGTGCTTTCTTGATTGGTACCAATTTATCAGCCATTTCGTCCCCCCGCCTTCAAGATACACATTGGAGCGGGCTCGGTCAAGTGAGGTGCAGAACTGGGCCGGTCAGTACCCGGTCTCTTCGTCGCGAGGGGTCCACTCACGGTTGATCCACTCGGACCCGGCGTTCGGTGGAACGTAGCAGGCGGGAAGCTGGATGAGTCGCCGGGTAGCTTCGATCAGGTGGTCGTTGGCATCAACCGGTTTGTTGAGTTCGGTCTTGTCCTTTGCCCCGGCCTGCTTCCAGTCCTTCCACACATACCGCTGCATCTCCCACACCGCACGCTCGCAGTTGCGGAACCAGAACAGGCTCGCCAAGCCGTTCTTCGACTTGAGGGCATCCTTCATCGCGAGGATTCCGCCAGATAGATCCTTTGAACCGCATTCGAGCAGGATGCCTTCCTCTGCAAGCCGGTTCTCGATGATCGTGAACGTCGATTCGCCCCGGTTCGTGTCACCTTGGGATGAAGGTTCGATGAGTACCAGTTCGAGTTTGTGGGTATTCTTGTGGAAGTCGATCAGCGTGTCTGCGACCTGATCGGGGGTCTGGTGCTTGAACGACTCGGACACGACGAACTGGTTGCCCCGGGGGTCGACCGCCATGAAGACAATGGCTTGCTCGGTGCGGGGATGCGTATCGACAGAGGCGTAGCAGGTGTAGTTCGGCGGGATGTCGAAGGGGTTGATAACGTGCTTTGCCTTGTCGAACTCCTTGAAAACGAGGCCCTGAAGGTGCAGGAACTTGCCCGACAGGCGCGTCTCCTTCTCCTCATCCGACAGCTTGCTCTCGAACTCGTCGAGGGCTTCCTTGGAGACGTGCGGGTTCTCGCGGGAGTGCATCTGCATCGTCCAGATCGAGGGGTCGGGCTTGTTCACGATCTCGTCGGCAATCCACGCTTCCTTCAGCGGGGTCATCGAGAACAAGGAAATGCCCTTGTGATCGACGAGACCACGGATGTTGGCGATGTAGTGGGACCTTGGGGGAGGCTCGTCGTAGACGCAGACGTGGCCGTCCCAGCCTTCCATCATGGCCGAGTCCTGCTGGTAGGTGAGCAGGTCGATGACGGAGCCGTTGGCGAAAATCCAGTGCGTCTCGACGCCGAAAGAGTTCTTCTTTTTGGCGACGATCCACTCGGGGCAGACGTACTTGCGGAGCTTGGGTATCTGGACCTGCTCGAGAGCGGTCATGTCCTCGGCGAGCAAACGAATCTTGACCGGGGGCTCGAAGCGCAGCTTGCCGGGGTCGGGCGGGGCCGCGAGGAGCTTGGCTACGGCGCGGAACTCCTTGTCGCTGGCGAAAGTGCGCTGGATGACGGGGAACGTCTTGTCCTTGCGCCTGAGCACACTCGGCGGCTTGCCCTCCCGCTTCATGATCTCGCCTATGGTGCGGCCGTCATCGGAGGTCGTGAACTGGGCCTCCTGCCAGCCGTCCCATTGCCCGAGGGCCTCGATGGCTGGCTTCAGTTCGTGCGGGAAGGCGGCGGTGAAAGAACCGTCAGGATGGATGGTTGTGCGGAGGGAGCCGGGCAGGGAAACTGCCGTGGGTCTGGCAACCCACGGCAGCCGTCCTATGGCGAGGGAGACCGCGGCGGCGACGGCACTCTCCGTCTTGCCTGACCGGTTGCCCCCGAGAAGCACGAACGTGGAGAGAGTGGGGTCGCGGAGGGCGTCGAAGAACAGTTGCTGGCGTTCGTGGGGTGTGAACTTCTCCAGCCGGTGAGTTTCCTCGTACTTTCGGACCTGCTCCAACAGCTCGGCCTTGCGAGCCTTGGCTTCCAGCAGGAGGGCGCGGATGCGCTCGGGGGAGTCCACCGGCTTGCCGTTCTGGGATGCAACGTGCTTTTCTTTTGCCATCTTTGAGCCTCCAAGGGCCTCCGATTCTTAGTTTCTAGGGGCCTACGAGGGTCAAGATACCACTAGATGCGGGTCTGGGGCAAGGCCGGTATTTTGGTGCGCGAGATTCGTGGGATATACGGCTCGCTTTCTTTTTCCGATCCCTTCCCCTGCCCCGAGTTCTTTTTGGTTCTTTTGTTTCGGCTGCGTTTTTCGGCAAAAAATATCATAAAGCATCATTTTTCAACACATTTTTCTGCCGTTTTTCGGGCGCGTCTGTGCCCGTTCGGCGGGGGCGTGGCGGCCCTTCTGCCCCGGATCATCGAGATTCAGGGACCAGGGGATACCTGCTCTTGCGTGCTCTGAAGCGGTTCAGGCGCGGTATCAGTGGCGGCCGATAAGTAAGAAAGATAGATTGCATCCGGTTTTCCGGCCCCGGTGCATGGGTTCGGCGTATGTTCTCTTCCGTTCTTCTGTTCCCGTCTTTTGGAGTATTCGATAAAATGAAAAACCGGATACCCTGTGTTGTAGGGTATCCGGTTTCGGCTCTGGCCAGTATCTCGGGTTATTCACCCTATGGGGGGCGTAGCATGTAAGCAAGCTCG